TCACTTTTGCTGTTCGAGCACGCGGCGCAGGTCATCAGGCAGGCGACGAGCCATGAGTTCGCGAACTTCCGCATTGCTTTTCTCCAGTTCCCGGATCTGGACGGCTGAGGCGACGCCCTGTTGTTCAATGAGGGCGAGCTTGTCCTGAAGGAGGATCGTGTTCTGCTGCTCAAGGGCGCGGAGGCGGTCCTGCTCGGCGACGTGCGCTGAAAGGCCCTTGTTGGCGACGCCAAGCGCAGCGATCTGGTCGTCCTTGGTAGCGAGCTGATCATTCTGCCGCTGGATGTGCAGATAGCCCGCGATCGTCGCGCCGATGCCGCAGACGGCCAGAACCCCGACCATCGCGAATAGTTCGGACTTCCATGGGGTCAGAAAGCTGATGAGCCATTTCACGGCCTTTCCTCCTCTTGAGCTTTCGCGGCCGCCACCCTCTTGTCGGTGTTGGCGCGCAGTTTGACCCCCAGTTTTTCGTAGACGATGCGTTCGAGCATCCTGATCGTGACGTTTGCCCCCAACCATCCGAACAGGCCGACGATCGGGCCGGTCCACAAGGGATCGAGGCCCATCGCCAGGCAGAGGAGCATGACGAGGAATCCGACGAAGCCGGACGAAACGGCCTCGGTCATGGCGCGCAGCCAGTTCAGCTTATTGCCCTTGTCGTGCTCGCGCATGGCATGCCCGAGAAGGCCGCCGACGGCTGCAAGCAGGGTGTAGGCCGCTGCCGTGAGCCAGTCGGATAGCGAGAAGTGTTCCATGTGCCCTCGATGTAGCTCAGCGAGCCCATTCGCCGGTTTTTCCGTGCAGCCAGGTCAGGAATTGGCCGACGGTCTTGCCCTTGAGGATCGAGGGGTTCGCATTCGTCGCCGCGGTTCCGGCAATCTGGTCTGCCCGATCGTTCACGTCAGCAGCGATCACCTTGGCCGCCGTGCCCGCGCCGAAGAAGTGCGCGGCATAGAGCGAGGCTTTGTTGATCGGGATACCCTTAGCTTTGAGGGTGGCGACGTTCTTCTCGGTGAAGGTCTTGGCGCGCGCGGTCTGCTCGCTCTCGGGCGGCGTGAGGCCGCCGAATGCCTTGCTGGCGTCCGCGCCCCACTTGCCGCCTTCGCCGATCCAGGTCGACTTGATGAACTGGTAGAGACCAGAGGCACTGGAGGTCTGCGCCTTGATGTACGGGCGATTGCCGCTCTCGATCTTGGCGAGCATGGGCCAGTAGTCGTCGGGAATGCTGGTGGTCGCGGACATGCGCGGTGCTCCGAATGCGTCTAGGAGATTATCGAAGGCAAGGACGTTGCCGGGGTCGTTGAACAGGCCGGGCCGGGAGATGGCACGGACGGCATCGAAGGCGGCCTTGCGTGGATCCTCCATGACGATCAGTCCCCGGCCTGCGCGTCGACGATGGCCTGCACACGCGCGATCTCGGTTTCGAAATAGCCGGTGACGTTGCGCATGGTAGTGACGATCGCGGACGCCTGGTTGAAGGGCGTGCCGAGAGTGTTGTCGGAAGCGATCTGCGGGAGCAGGGCCTCGATATCGTCGGCGAGCGTTCCAGCCTTGCCGGACTTCAGGGCGTCGCGGATGGCCTTGAGGCCGTCCAGGTTGGCGATGGCGATCTGGCGATCAAGGTCGTTGCGCTGGGCGAGCAGTTCGGCGGCGGTGGGCATGGGTCAGGCTCCTTCCGGCGGCAGAGGCATGCGGATGGGCGCAGCGATCGGCGCGTCTTCCGCCTCCACGCCGTCCAGTTCGTCAAGCGTGTCCGCAATGTTGATCTGCATCGGGCTCCCCTGAAGGTTCACGAACAGGCAGGCCCGGATGCCGCTCGGGTCCGAGAGAACTTCGCGACGAGCCACAATGCGCGATCGCGCGAAGATCGCGCGGCCCTGCTGCATGGCGGTCGCGGCTTCATGGCCTTCACCGACCGTTACCTTCTCCACGATCTTGACCTCGATGGGGTTGATCATGGCAGCGGCATCGAGGACGGATTTCTTCACGAACCCATATTGGTCGGAAAGCTGTTCCGTGATGGCGCCGCCGCCCATGTCCCACATGATCGCGCTGGGGTTGATGCCGTCGCACGGACGCATCACGGCGATGATGCATCCGGCAGGGATCTCAAGCCGCTCACCGGCGGCCGTCTTGAGGTGCAGCATGAAAACTCCTTCCGCCCGAGCATGTCAGAGGGAGGGCTGGCGAATTACCGCCGTCAGTAGTTGGTCACGTCGAGCAGGTAGCAGATCGCTGCGTACTCATAGTCTGGGGGCAAACCGGCGCCGCCGGGGTAGGGGCCGGAGGTCCCGCCCGTGATATTCTCGGCCCGCAATTCGGTGGCGGTGAAGTACATTTGACCGATGACCACGCTGTAATTCGACTGTGGTGGATCATCCGGGCCCGATGGGACTGAGAACGCAAATCCTCGGGTGCCGCCGAAACTCATAACGGCATAAGCCCTGCTGGAGCTGAGGCCGTTGACTACCACCGCAGCGCCGCTGGACGGAAAATAGCTTCCTCCGCCGACGATCTTCATGACCCGTAGATCACTGCGAAACGTGATGGCGCCAGTTGACGGATCGCGCACTACATGCGCCCACGCGGCAATCGATGTTGCGGGCGGCGGGATATCGAACAAATACCAGGTGAAGGACCCTGTTCCGATCACCCTGAAGGTGAACGTGACGCCGCTGGCCGCGCAGGATATAACCATGGCGCGGGACGTCCCGGTTGCCCGAACGGCCAACACTGGCGAAGTGCGACCCGAGAAGGTCAAGAGCGCCTCAATTCCCGTGAATGAAGACGTGCCCTTCTGGACAAACGTCAGGTTCTTGTAAGTGCTATCGATCTGGATGGTGTTCGATGAATTGCGAACGCGTCGGCCCCAAACCATCAGTAGACCCCGTAGATAATCGTGCAATCGATCCCGTAGGGGTTCGTCCAGCTGAGCGTCGTACCGCTGACTGTGACGCTGGCCATGAAAACGCCGGTATCGAGACCCCCCGCTTTTGGCACGGTGAGAAAGAATGGCGCGCCTTGGGAGAAGCCGGGCACATTGATCGAACCGGCGCCCGTGCCGGAGTTGGTGATCCCCAGCACCCGACCTAAACGATCCGTGAAGTCCGTCAAAATCTCGCCAGTGACCGGATGCCGGGTTCGGAAGCCCCAGGCCATCAGGTGATCCAGCCTTCTTCGATCACGCGAATGCCATTGAAGAGGATGTATTCGGTGGTCCTGCCGCTGCTGTCGACGGTGATGTATTTGCCATCAGAGCCGTTGCCGCCCGGCGGGATCATCTTGAACCTATCGGCGCGGATCGTGAAGTCGGCTCGCGCGCCGTTGTTGTTCAAAGCGATACCGCTGACGTAGCCGTTTGCGTCGATCTCCACGCCCCATCGCCCCATGATCGAGGTGATGTTGTTGTTGATCGTCGTGATCGCCGTCTGCTGCTGGGTGATCGTTACGCCTTGGGTGCTGACGGTGGTCGAGAGTGAGGCGTATTGGGTGGTCAGGGTGGAGAGGGCTTGGAAGGTCTGCGTGATCGAGGCTTCGGGCGAGAAGCGTGACCACTGCGAGCCATATTCCAGCTTCGCCCGACGGAACCCGATGGGCTGATTGCTGCGTACTGTACCAAGGATGATGCAGTAAAGCCGCGTTGTTCCGGTCGGAACAGTGACAGAAGTGGCTATCAGCGAACGGCGAGTGTCATCATTGCTGAAATCAAAGTCACCCCCGGCCGACCGTATCGGGCCATCAAGAATAACGGTTCCGCCCGCATTTACGCATTGCATTTTGCAGTACACGTCAGATGTGCCAAACGACAGCGGGTCAACGGAAAGTGTGTAAGTTCCTCCAACAGTAGGATTCTCAATTGGATTAAAATAGAAATTCTGGAATCCATTGACACTAGTTGTAGCGACAGGCCCCCACGACTGACTGTTGCTGAATATAAAGGCGCCCGAATTAGCCACGCCGGTGACAAATCCGTTCTCAAGCCCACCATTTGGCAGCAAGTTTGCACCAGACGCCGAAACGCGGGTGGTCAGCGTGGCGACATTGGTGTTCAGCGCCGTGATTGCAGTCGCATTCTGCGTGATCGACGCGCTTTGCGCTGACACAGTGCCCTGCAGCGACGCGATGTTCTGGTTCGCCGTCGTGATCGCCTGCGCATTCAAGGTGACATTGGAGTTTGTCGTGCTGAGGTTCGTGGTCAACGTCGCGATCTGCCCCGCCTGCGTCGACGAGGCCGTCTGAAGCTGCGTGATCGATGCGCTGTTCGCCGTTACGGTCTGGGACAGGCTTGCCAGCTGCCCGGCCTGATTGTCGGCCGTAGTCAGGATGCTCTGGATCTGCGCGGCCTGATCGCCCTGCGTGGTTTGCAGGATGGTGATGTTCTGGCCGTTGGCGAGGATATCGGCCTGCGCCTGCGTCAGAGCTGCCTGTGTGGCTGCCGCGTCCGTCTGGAGGTCCGCGATCGTCTGTTGGGCAGCGGCGATGTTGGCCTGGGCCTGTTCAATGTCTTCGTCGAGCTGAGCAAGAGCTTCATCCTGATCTTGAAGCTGGTTCTCGATCGTGGTGATCTTGCCAACGCCGGTGATGACCTGCTCGAAGATCGTGGTGTCGCCGTCGATCACGCCCACGCGGTAGCTGATCCGCACGTCGTATGCGGTCTGGCTTTCCAAGGGAGAAATGACGTGGCGCACGGCGTCCACCGCCGAAAGGATCGCCGAGTTGGTCCACCCGTCGGCCTGCGTCTCACCGGGAGCATGCAAGCGGTAGTCGATCACGATCGCGTCAGCCGAGGGCATCTCGCTTTCGCCCGCAACCAGCAGGGCAGGGAAGCCTTCGCCGGACGTGGTGCCGGTGACAGACCATTCCGCTTCGACCGGTGCCGGTGGCTTCAGATCCGGCGCGGAGGGCGACCACGGCGCGGGCGGGGTGGTGGTCTCGCCGAGTGCAAAGGCGTGCTTGGCATGCGTCTCGGTCTCGGCCGTGAACGTCACCTTGCCCGTGGCCGGGTTTATGCCGCGCTGCGTGATCAGCACCGGCTGATTGTCGAGGCCTTCCTCAGGGACATTGAGGTTGACCACGTCGCCGGTCTTCAGGCCAATCCATTCCGGCCCGGTCGTGAAGGTCCACGGCCCCGCCTCGCGACTGTTCACGATTTCGTAGGCAGCGAGCTGGCCCGGCTGCTTGGCCTCCTGGCCGGAGAAAACCTGGACCAGCGGGAAGTCGATTTCCTTGGTGCGCTTGCCCCTGTCGGCGGTCACGTACTCCGGGACGGTGATCGCAGTGCCGCTGATTACGGACCAGTCGCTATCCTCGTCGACATACCGAGGGATTACCGAGCTGATGCGCTCGCGGCGGGTCTTGGTCGCTGCGATCGAGAGGCCGTCGTGAAGATGGTAGCTCTGGATCGTCGTGATGGCCGTGCGCGGCATGTTGACCAGGCAACCGATCATTGCGGCCGTCTGGGTCGGGCGGGCACCACCGGCCTGAAGAATGCGCTTCAGCGTGTCCCACTTGCTGTCCGTGGTCCACTCTACGCCGCCGACCTTCCAGCCATTGGCCTCGCAGACGTTGGCGCATTCAACGAACTCGGCGACGCGGATGTTCGCGACCGGCGCGCCGATGCCGCAGGTCCGCTCGCCGTTCTGCCAGCGGCCCAGCGCCCAAGTGAGGGCGTGCAGGCCGGGGTTATCCGACCAAACATAGGTCGATTCCTGGAGGGCGCGGCAGGTGCCGGAACCGCCGGGATAGGTGCTATCGAGGCGCGGATCGTAGACCTTGACCCATTTGCCGATCCAAGCAGGCTCCGGCGCACCGGCGCCGTACATCTCGCCCTGCTTGTTGTAGCGTAGGCACCACATCGCGTGGGTGATGCCGGAGAGCTTGTGCTGCGATGTCCAGCCCGGTGCGGTGCCGCCGCCCAGCGAAAGAGCCAGCGCCGAAGCCATCGGGCCGCCGCCGGTGTGGACCTTCTGCGCCTGATAGTCGTGATAGGTGCCGATCGCGTTGCCGCTGGCATCGAAGGTCACCACCTCATTGTCGGCGGTGAACTTTTCGATGCTGTCGATCTGGCCGCCGATGCTGAGCAGGGCGCCGAACCAGAGCAGGTCGTTGAACTTGGTGTAGCCCGGCCGGGTGTTGGTGTTGGCGTAGATGCGCAGGCCGGACATGCGGGTGCGGCCCATGGCATAGGGCAGGCCGCTTTGGGGATTCGTCTGGAAGGTGGTGGCGCTGCCTTGGTTCGAAATGCCAGGGGCGGCAACGGCGGTGACAGCCGAGAGGACGCCAACAGCAAGGCCGCCATACGCACCGATTGCGCCGAGCGTTGCCGCCGATGCTACACCAGCGATGCCGCCAGCAGTCACGCCAGCGACGGCCGGGGCGGCAAGGCCAGCTGTGGTGGCAACGAGGGCGACAGCAGCAACGACCATCCCGGCGGTGCGGAGGGCCTTCATGGCAGGACGCTCCAGGCGCGCAGGACCGATTCCGGTTTGGGCTTGAGAGTGATCAGGCCGGGATGATCGTCATGGAAGCAGAAGACGTTCCCGTTGCTGGCATAGATGCCGATGGCTCCGATAGGGTTCTCAGCTACGATCTCCACGATATCGCCGGGGAGCATGCGCGCAGGGACGATCGGGACCAGCCCGAGACCGTCGGCCATCTCTGCAAGGGTAGAGTAGCCCAGGCGCTTCAGGGCCTTGGCCGCGCCGAGCAGGGTGGTGTACCGGCCGGCCTTGCTGATCAAAATCTTGTAGCCGAGCTGCTTGAGGTGGAAGGCAGCGACGCGGGCGCAATCGACCTTGCCCCATTCGAAAGGCTTATCGCGGAATTTGGTCATGGTCGCCTCGATCGCGGCGTGGCGGCGTTCGAGCGGGGTCACGAGTTCGCCACCCGCTGATTGCCGGTGATGACCGAAACTCCCTTGGCGGTGGCCGTACTTTTCGGAGGCTTCACGCCCCAGTACAGATTGACGTCAGTGCCGGTCATGAATTCGAGGCCCTTCTCGCCGGGCCAGATGGACTGGTGCCAGCCATTCGAGGCGCGCTGGCCTTCCTCGACCTCAAACAGGCGCTCGAACACGCTGACGATGGTGAATTCGACCGTGCGGGCGCCGGACTGGTCCACGTCGATCTTTGGCACATCGATTTCGCCGAGGAACACGGTCTCCGGCTGCCCAAGGAGCAGGCCGGTAATCGGATCGACTGCGCCAACCATGAGGCGGGCTACGCTGCCCTGCATCGCGGGGTTCGCCAGCGCCGCGGTCGCGGGAAGGTCCGGCGGCATGAGCGTCACGCTGATCTCCGGCGCGCTGTCGCCGATCTCTTCATTCAGGTCGGAGAGGGTGGCGATGGTGCCGAACGTTTCATCACGGCCGACATAGGTTTCGCCATCGATCACGAGGCTGGCCGAACCATCGAGCAGGCGGATTGTGTAATCGGGAAGCTCAATGCGCAGGGCACCGAACAGAAGGACGGACGGCTGCGCCAGCGCGTTCTTGAGGGTCGGATCCACTACGCCGCCTCCATCACGGAGAACGAGAAGGCGCGGGCGTTGTCGAGGCCGATCTGCCAGGAGATTTCGTCGCCGGGTAAAACAAGGCCCTCGATCATGGGCTGGGCGATCTCAAGCACATCGTTCGCGGAGAGCGGGGTGCGCAGCATGGGGAAGATCGAGGCCGTCAGATTGCCCCCGGCGCTGGCTGTGCCGTCGGCGGTGAACATGTAAACGTAACGGCGGCCGGAATGGATGATGCTGAAGAACTGGCCTTCCTTCACCGTGTACCCCGCAGCAAAGCCCTTGATTGGGATCGACGTACCGCTGGCGACCGCCGCGTTGATCAGCGGGGCGCCGGGCGCGCCGGGGTCGAAGTCCAGTAGGGGCCAAGGCAGGATGACGGTGGACTGCCGCCCCTGAAGCAGGCGGGAGATATAGACCATTCCGCCGTCCTCGACGCCCAACGGCGGCATCTCGACCTTGAGGCCGAAGCGGGTGCCCAAGCGGTTGATGCGCTGCTCAGGGCCGCCGAGGAAGGGCGTCAGGACCGTGCCGAAGTCGCGCAGCAAAGGCTGGTAGTCGGTCGGCATCGGGCAGGTGGGCAGGGAGATCGGCATTGCGCCTGAAAGGGTGCGCGATTGGGGCGGTGGCGGTTACCGCCGTCACCTGCCGGGGATGCGCCTGCGTGCCGCGCGCGCCGCGTCCGTGCCCGCTGCCGACCGCGCCTGCTCGCCGGATGCTAGAGCCATGGGAGCCGCCACCCGCGTTGCGCCTTGCGTCACCTTCGCGTCGAAGTAATCGTTGGCCTCAACCTTCACGACGACGGTCTGCTGAACGGGCCGTGCGGTAGCGCCTGCCGCAGTGACGCCCGCCATGGAAGCTGCCGATCGCGCATTTGCCATAGCCGCGAGGTTCTGCACTCCGATGCGTTTCACCGCATCCGCCGGAACCACGAATTCGCCTTTGTGGACGATGCCCGCGGCCTGGTTAGCAGGGCCGTCGCCGGTATACCCGCCCGAGGAGAAGCCGGGGATCTTCACCGAGTTCGCCGCGCTGGCCAGGGCACCATAGTTCACGCCGGAGAGCTTGCTGCCGCCGCCGAGGCCGAACATCGAGAACAGGCCGCCCCCAGCGCTACCGAAGATCGCCTGTTTGATCTGGAGCTTGATCAGGTCGGAAATGATCGAGTTGATCACATCGCCCGCGACCCCGCCGAGCTTGATGTACTCCTGTGTCGCGTTGGCGATGCTGTCGCCCAAGCGGTCGACGGCATCGATCTGGATGTTCTCGATCGCGTCGCCCATGTTTGCAGCGGTATCCCGCGCCTCGCGGCGACGCTGTTCAAGTGGGGATTCGTACTGGCGGCCGATGCGTTCGGTGTCGTAGCCCTTGAGCTGATCCAGAATGCGGAGGCGCGCTTCGGCGATCTGCTTCTGAGCGTCAGATGCCGTCGCACTGTCGATCACCGCCTGCTGCTCGGCGCGCTCCTGCTCATATGCGAGGTCGAGCAGCTTGAGTTCGATCTCACGGCGATCGGCGCGAGTGATGGCAAGGTCTGCCTGGGCGCGCAGCAAGTCCTGATCGTTCTGGACACCAGCTCTGGCATTGTCGAGCGCTTCGCGGGCAAGTTGCTCCTGCTCTTCGCGGTTGATGGCGTTGCCGAGCAGGCCAGGCTGGACTGTGATATCCCCACTGTCAGTCGGGGGCGCCCCATACAGTTTCTGAATGCGGGCGAGAGCGGCCTTTTTCTGCTCTGCCGAAAGCTGATCGTCGTCGTTGATGTCGGCGATGCGCTGCTTTCGCTCCTCAGCGAGGATCTCGCGCTGAATATCCGCCCTGTCCTCGGCGCTGGTGGCGAGATCGAGGCGGGCTTGCAACTCCTCGATGGCGAGGCGGGACATCTCCCGCTCGGTCCGGTCCTTCCGCTTTGCATGAGAGGCCGCAGATCCCGATGCGGCAGCAATTGCCGCCGTCTCGCCGACGCCCTTCTGGAGGTTGCCGATGATGGCCTTCTCGCGCGCGATCTTGGAATTGATCGTCGCCAACTCCTTGCCGCTCGCCCCAGCCTTCAGCTTTTCAAGGTCGGCGAGCACGGCCTGATGCTTGGCGAGCGACTTCGCATTTGCGTCGTCGCCGCCGCCTAATTCCTCTTGCCGGAAATTGGCGAGCGTGGAGTTGGTGACCTTGGCCAATTCCTCTCGCGCGATCGTCTCATTTTCGATCGCCGCGTTAAGCTGATCTCGTCCCTTTTTCTCGCGTTGGGCAGCATCCTTTGGATTGGTGAGGCCTACCGCATTGAACAAGGCACTCAAGCCGCGCCCGATCGTGCCCTGCGGGCTTCCGGATGCCTGATTGCTCGGCCGCTTGCGCTCGGTATCCGCCTGCTGGTTGACTGCCTGCTGCGCCAATCTGCGGTTCTTCTCCGCATCTACAAGCGCGGCTTTTGCCTGCTCAATGGCAGCATTCTTCGCCTCGGCGGCTACTCGCGCCCACGCGTTCGCCAGCAGGTTAGCCTCACCCGTCAGGTTCGCGGTGGCGGTCAGTGCGTCCCGCTGCTTCTTGGTGAGATTGTTCGTTTCAGCGGCGGCCTGGGCCTTCTTCTGCCGCAGAGCCTCGAACCTGGCCGTCTGCCCCTCGATCGATGCGGAAAGATCGTCGGCCGCAGCCTGAGCAGCTGCCTCACGCGCCGACAGGACTGCAAACCCCGCGCCCAGCGCCAGGACAGCCGCGCCGATTGGTCCGCCGACGGCCGCAAGCAGGGCATTGCCCGTGCCAGCAGCAGCGCCCTGCGCTACCGCAAGCCGAGTGACGGAGGCGGCAGCAATATCCGCAGCCGCCCGCTCGCCGAGCAATGCGACGTTGGCTTGGTAGGTAGCTGTGGCCATCGCTTCGGCGGTCAGGGCGGCACGGGTGTTCGCAGCCGCCAACGTCGCCGACGATATCGCGCCCTTGGCCGCCGCGGCAACGTAACCCACACCGATCGCTGTCGCGAGCGTGGCAAGGGCAGGGAGGATCACGCGCAGGTTCTCGGCAATGTAGGAGATGCCTTGGGAGACCTTGGCGCTCGCAGACAGCGACTGATCGGCCTCGCCGATGTATTTTCCGAGGGCGTTGTTCAGGATGGTGAGGGCGCCACTGAGCGTAAACGCCGCCTTCTCCGCATCCGCCATGAGCGAGGGCATGCCGCGTAGCCCGGCCTGGACGAATTCCTTGGTGCTGACGTTTCCGCTCTTTACCGCAGCGGTGAGCTTGGTCACCGATCCCGCAAATCGATCCGAACCGTTGGCCACGGCCTGTAGGAGCGGGCGGGCGCCATCGATCAGGCTGTTGTACTCTTCCGCCTGGATCGTCGACCCGCCCAGCGCCTGTGAAAGCTGCAACAGCGCGCCAGAGGCCTCTTCGGCGGATTGACCCGACACCTTGAGTGCAGCGGATGTTCCGGAAACGAGCTGGAGCAACTGCTCCTGATTGAGCCCCAAGTCCTTCGAGTTGGCTGCGATTCGGCTATACAGCGTGCCAACACTCTCCAGTTCGGAGCCATATTTCTGGGCGATTGCGTATAGATCGTTCTGGACCTTGCCGAGCTCCTGCCCCTCAAGTCCAGCCACCTTCAACGAGTTGGTGAAGCGGGTGTAAGCGTCGGCCAGACTGGCAACTTGGCCGACGGAAATACCGATGCCCGCAGCTGCCCCCAATCCCTTGAGCGAATCAGAAATTCCGCCGAGCGAAGCCCTCATCTGCCGCTCAAGGTCTTGAACGTCCCGCTCCATAGAGCCGAACCTCTGGTCAACCACGCGGCTGACGTTGTTGATGTCAGAGAGGAACTGCCCCCTCTCCACCATGAGGCGCAAGATAACAGGATCGATTTCGGCCATTGCGGCAGGTTATCTCCGCGGGCTATGCGGGATTACCGCCTTGGGGGATTGAAGTGCTTCAGATCATTGGTTGGCTTGGGTGTGTGTACCTGTTGGTCAAAGCGTTCGAGATTTACTCGTCGAGCGCCTTCCGGAACGATGCTGGGAACCTGAAAGAGGGGGCCACCGCAGCCGCTCTAATCGCATTCTGGGGCGCAGTGGGTTTTGCGATTTGGCTCGGCGCCCAAGGTGGAGCTTTCCCGACGGACAAGTCTTCCGAACCAAGCGCCGATGAGTTGGGCGCGGCCATTACTCGGCAGTGCATCGAGCTAGCTCGAACTCCTGAGGATGCTGCAAAATGCACCCCCTGATAGACAGCCTAAAGCGACTCTTCTCCCGAAGAGAGGATCCATCAGTGCTTACAAGCGATCATCAGTCGGCCAATGCACTTCTTCAAGAGAGCGAGCCTGTTACAATAGCTGCCGCGCGCGAAGCGACTCTCGGAAGAGTTCTCACCTTATCTGGATGCGCCGAACCTTCTTTGGCGAATATTAAATACCTAGCTAAGTTTTCTTCCGCCGGGCGCATGGATTACAAAACTCTCGTGCGCGATGGCGAGATTCTAGATTCCGGCACAAAGAAGGCGCTAGGGGTCAGAACCCGCGCGTTCGTAGGATCTGACTTCTTCGCCATCCTTAACACTAAGGGCAAGACCGACCCGACCGAAGCTGCAAGCAGGATATGCTCGATCTACAATAGGCAGATGGAGTGCCTCTCTGACCTAGCGCGAGGTCCATCATACATCGACGGGGATCGGCGACTGAAATTTTTTCCGTCGAATATGGCTGCTGGTCCGTGCCAAGAAGCAAAGCGCCGCAGTAAGAAACTCGTCAACCCAGGAGAGGCTGATCTCCTCCCTCTCCAATCTTGCCAACATCCCGATCAGTGCGGCTGTCGGTACCTGATGAAGGATTACACCTGGTGATCGGCCCACGCCGCCTTACCGATGCGCATCCACAAAACGACGTAGCCGCTCCGGATCGCCAGGAGCCTTCGGTTCTGACCCCGGCGCGGCGTGTGCTTCGTTGTGGGCTTCCAGCGCTTCGAAGTAGCCGGAGAGTGACAGTCGCTCCCAATCCAGATGCATACCGCCGCAGTTGGAAATCAGCTGTCCTTTTCGGAGAGGCTGGGGGCCAGCGGCTCCTCCCCCGCGCCGTCCGCTTTTTTTAGGCTGATGCCGACGATCGCTGCATGCAGGATCGACCAGGCGACGTGGAGCCCTTCTATCATGGGGCGGCTCGGGAACACGTAGCCCTCGACCAGTTCGCGAGCCGTCTGCGGGCCGACTTCGATTTCAGCGCCGTCCACCATGCCAGAATTGCCGCCGATCAGGCCGAGGCGGATCGTCTCGCGGATTTCAGCGACCATCGCCGAACCGCCGCCGAGGTAGACGGGCGCAGTGCCATCGATGGCAAGCCCGGCACCCATGGCGTCGTACATCGCGAAGATGGACTTATCTCCACACTTGCGCTCCAGCTCGACCACCTGAGGGAGGCCGAGCCAGAAACGATAGTCGCCGTCCCCGAAGGCCAGCGTGACGGCGGTGTCCGGCATCAGGCGGCGGCGGTCCAGGTGAGGGCGCCTTCGCCTTCCAGCGTGATTTCGGCCGTACCTGCGCTGTCCTGCGAATAGGACTGGTTGCGCGTGGTCATCAGAGCGGTGCCGCCATAGGTGCCCATGAGGTCGCCGCCGTCGGTGCCGTCGTCGCGATACAGCTCGATCGCGTAGGTTTTGCGGACGCCGAAAGCGTCGCTCATCTCTTCTTCGAGATCGATATTGTCGGAGCCGGTGCCGCTGATCGACCAGGACGAGCCGGTAACGCGCAGCTTGCGGGTGCCAGGCCGGTTGGGCTTGGCGCAGTCACGGCGATAGGTCTCGTTGGTCTGGGCGGTGCGGTTGATGGTGACGCCCTCGATGCCGCAGACGAGCGTGAGCACCGCGGGCGGGCCGTCGGCGGTCTGAATCTTGATGAGGGCGAAATCTGCGCTATTCGGCTCGGACACGGGCAATCTCCAGCATGGTTTGCCGGAGGGTAGAATGCCTCAGTCTTCGGCCTTACCGCCGTCAATGGTGTGGAACCGGGCGCGGGCGCGATCGGCATTCCAGTCGGACAGCTCGGGAGACGCTGCCTGGAGGATCAGGCAGCGCAGGCCATGGGCCGCTTCCTCGTCGCCCTCGCGCTCCAGGCGGTCGGCGGCATCCGCGATGTCGTCAGGGTCCACCGCTTCGATGCGGATCATCTGAGACAGGAAAGCGCGCAACATGCGCTCGGCGAGAGGGGCGTCCATCCAGGCGGTGTATCAGCCCTGGTAGGCCCTTGCACGAACAAACGCGATCCCGTGCCAAGCGTCAGCCTCTGCGCCGTCGCGCATGAGACGTGAGGACTGGACCAGGAACTGATAACGGCGGCCGCTAACCTCGAAGGCGTGGCCGTGGAGCGCCTCCACGACGGCGGTGTTGATCTCCCCGGCGTGGTCGCGCGCCGTCTTGGTCATTGCCCCGGCGCCGTTGTAGATCGGCTTGGCGAACGAATGCAGCTGGAACGAGACCTCGGCGCGGGCGGTGCAGCCACGGCCTTGCGGAAGCGACTGCGTTCCTTCGAGGCGGATGAACGGCCAAGCGGGAGCTTCGGCGACGGGATCGATCGATGCCTTCGCTACGAGCGCGGCAAGCGGTGCATCGGCTTTCAGCGAAATGACGGCGGCGCGTTCCGTGGCGCGCAGCAGGTCATTCGCCATCGGCCTTAGCCTTTCCGGCACGCGGTTTCGCCTTGAGCGCGCCTGCCGTGCGGGCAGCGCGGGCGACAGCATCCGTCACCTCGATCTCGACGTTCGGCGGATAGACAGCCTCACGGAGGGCATCTAGCTTGTGGCGGTACTCGCGGGCGAAGGTCACGGTTTGCATTATGCGTCTCCTGATTTGCTGGATTTGACCGCCTTGTCGACGGCCCGGCGAACGAGCTGCTCGACCTCGCGGCGCTTCGCATCGCGCGCGGGCTGCATGTACGGGCGCGATTCCATCTTCGACGTCCCGAATTCGAGCGCGGCGGCGTAGGGGGCGTTGCTACTGACCTCGACGACGAGCGGCGCGACCTGGTTTGTCTCGATGGCGCCCGCCAGCGTGCCGGTGTCGTTGTTCGGTGCCTCGCCGGGAGCGGAGGCGACGTGTTTCTTGCCGCTCACCGCTCCGGCCGTGATGCTGATCTGCGCCTCGACCTGGATGAGCTCCCCGGCGGCGAACAGAGCCTTGCCGACCTCGCGGACCATGGTCTGCCCCGCCAGCTTCTTTAGGCGCGCTGCGTGCGCCTTGCCGCCAATGAGCCGCGAGCCAGCCATCAGGCTTTGCGCCCCGTGCCAACCCATCCGGCGGCGACCGGATCGCGCTCAAGAGATGAGACCGACCAGATACCGGCGAACGGCCCCTCCAGAACCTCGATACGCGCCTCGGTGCCCAGCGAGCCCGCCAGCGTGGCGGCGAGGATGATGAAGCGAACATCCGTATCCACGAAGCCATCTGCCTGGCGCATGGCCTGCGTGGCCACGTCGATCTGTACGCTGCATTCCCGGTGCTCGACGCCGCCGGGCTCGATGATCGTTCCGCCATCGTCGTAAACTGGATCGGTCTGCTCGATCGTGCGGGCAGGGTGGAACGGGCCGCCGAAGGCCTGCGAGAACGCGAGGCCGATGTCTGCGAAGGCTGCGTCCAGCATCAGCAGGGCACTCCGGTGCAGCCGACCAGGCGCGGACCGCCGAATAGCCGCCGCTGGATCTCTGCGAACTGCTGCCCGTAGACCGTGGCTGCGTATCCACCCTTCGCGCGCTGAGCGACAACCGTATCCGACACGCTGGCGGAGAAGGTGCCCGATTTGAAACTGGTCGCGCCGGTGGCCGCCAGCATCGCCGCGCCCGGCGCGCCGCCGATCCCATTGAGCGCGAGAAGATGGGCGGTCAGCAACTCGGTCGCATCCTGCTGCTCGTCGCCGTAGTTCTCGCCGACTCGCGCCTCGGCCTTGGTCGCCCAGGCGGCGTACGGGTCCTCGGTCAGGGTTGAGAAGGCTGGGAACAGGGCCTTGAACTGTTGGAGGGTGAGGCGGGTGTATGGCATGTGGTCCTCACGAAAAGGGCCGCCGCGACAATGCGAGGCGGCCCCTGTGTGTCGCTGACGCGGCGAGTTACCTGGCGGGCTTCTTGAGTGCCTCGACCTGCTTGGTCAGATCGGCATTTGCCTTCTGAAGCGTTTCGAGTTCCTTGGCCGATTCCTCGCCGAGCTCGGTCAGCGCGGTTTTTTCGCCTTCCAGTGCCTCGACCTGCTTGGTCAGATCGGCGACCTGGGCAGTGAGTGCCTTCACGTCGTCGCTGTCACCGGCCGCCGATGCGCTGGCCTTCTTTCCCAGATCGGGGAGACCGCCGACGATTTCCTTCTCGTCGATCTCGACGGTTTCGCCGGGTTCGATCCAGACGGTGCCGCCCTTGGTGTTGACGCCGCGCGGGCCGAGGGTGTGGTTCGTGAGCTTCTTCATGGTCAGATCCCATCCCGGTAGCTGACGCCCTTGGGGCGATAGATTTCGGTCTGGCCCACGTTCATGATGCCATCGACGCGCCATGACATCGAGGACAGCGGGTGGAGCGGCAGGAAGGTGAACGCGCCCGGCAGGAAGAATTCCAGCACGCCGGGGTTGCGAGCATAGGCCACCATGCGCTTCGTGCCGCCAGCGCCTGCCGTTTCCAGCTCACGTGCGGGCATGATGTTCAGGGGCTGGCCGGTGATCGCGGTATAGGCGTTGTTCTGCTGGAGGAACGCCAGCACCGTCATGCCGGTGTCGCCCATCCGGGTCGTCGAGGCATCGAGGAAGCTGGAGGTCGGCAGCAGCAGCGTGTCGGCCAGTTCCGTTTCCTTGGTGGCCGTGTAGACATCGGTCAGCGCAAGATTGATGTCGCGGGCCTTCTGGTCCGGCGTTTTGGTGGCCCACGTGGTGGCCGCGCCGGTGCCGTCGGCGGGGACATTGGCGGTCGGGACAGTCGCATTGTTCAGCAGGCCGGTGAAACCCTTCTCGGTCGAGCCGGTCATGGCGCGATCGTAGATGAACTTCTCGCCGATCTTGCGGGCGCCCGAGGCGTCACGCGAACTGATGTCCACGCCCATCTTCGAGGCGCGATTCACTTCCTGGAGGCTAAGCTCGTAGCCGCAGCCTGCAAGGTGGAAGTTCGACACGCCCTGCGCCATCTGGGCGGAGGTGTTCGGGATGTCGAAGCCCTTGCCCGAGAGGTACTCGGCCTTGCCCGCCGGGCCGGTGAGCGAGGTGACGATCGTGCCGACATCCCACATGTCGCCGTCTTCGTTGGTGGGGATGTACTTGGCGTATTCGAACGCCGGGTACTTCTCCTCGAAGACCGTCGCATGGGTGCGGTAGAGGGCGGGGCGCGCGAAGCCGATGGCCTGCTGCGCGTCGGTGAAGATCTGGCCGGTCATTGAGGTGCCCCCTTAGCGGCGCACGATACGGCAGATGCCGTTCGTGACAGTTTCGTCTGCGATCCATCCGGTCGCGATGTGGGTTGCATCCGCGGCAGTGGCGCCGATGCCGTCAGCTGCGCCTGCGCCGGTGCCGACGGTGATCGCCTGGCCATCGGCGACTGCACCGGTAACGGTGACGTAGATCGCGCCAAGCGTGAGGATGCCCGCCGTTGCGTACTGCGGGTACGTGTCCACGGCGCCGGTGACGACGGTCGGGACAATGCCGCGATCCGCGATGGCCCAGCCCAGGAAGGTGGTCAGCGTGCCCACGGTGGTGACGCAGCCGTGATCGCCAGCGCCGCGATAAAGCGGGGCGCCGAACGCGGCACCGGCGGCAGTTTCAACCGTGCGGCTGATGCGGTTGCTGGTTTCGCCGTTGGCGACCATGCCGGGATAGCCCTTGGGGTAGTCCTCGGCATAGTTGGTCTGAATGGTGATCGACATGATCGCGGCTCCTTACGCTGCGGCCGAGGTGGCGGGGGTCTTCCAGGCGTTGCGACGGGCCTCGGAGGCCTTGCGCTGCGCGTCGGCGAGAGCGGTTGCGGCATCGCCGACCACGACGGGCGCGCCGAGCGGCTGCACGCCATTGTCTTCGACCTTCGCGTCCTTAGTGAAGGCGACGAACGCGCCCTCGATCGCGGCGTCCGCCATGTCCTTGGCGGCATCGCCCAGCTTGGCGGTGACGGCTTCCTTGCGGATCTCCGCGTCGGTCTTCCCGTCGGTGACGATGTTGGGCGCGATCGCCTTGGCCTTACCGATCACTTCGGCGCGGGCGTCGGCGAGCGCCTGGAGCTTGGCCGGGGTGACCTCGGCGTCTGCAAGCTTGGCGTTCAGGGCGGCAATCTCGCCGTCCTTTGCCTGGATGGAGGTGGTGGCGGTCGCCAGATCGGCGGTGAGCGTGCCCACCTTGGTCTGTGCGTCTGCAAGCGAGGTGTTCAGGGCGCCGACCGCGAGGGCAACAGCCGCGCCGTCGCTCAGGTCAACGTCCTTGGCGTCGCCGATCGTGATCTTCATCTTCGGTTTCTCCGGTGGAGTGGTGCGCTCATCGATGATGCGCAGGCTCGAACCGCCCCGAGCTACGGGGACGGCGGCGAGGTGGTTGTAGCGAAAGTTCTTCGCCACGAAGTCGTAGGGCTGGCCGTTGTGCTCGCCTGCGTCGGCGACCATTTCGGCGGTGTAGCCGAGGCTGAACTCGCGGTGATCGGACTGCACCTGCTCGATGGCGGTGGCGTCCATGATCTTGATCGGCACGCGGACGAACTCGCCGTCGCGCACAATCTCGTCACCCACATCGCCGACGGCCAACTGCTTCCAGTTGGTGGCCTGAACCGGAGTGGACGGGTGCTTGATGGTGACGGGGCGGTGCGCAAGGCTGGCGAGTGCGTCGCGATGGAAGACCTCGGAGGCCGGGCGGAACACGCGAACGATCTCGTTCGGATCGCGGTCGGTCAGTTCCAATTCGGCGGCGCGGTAATCCTGGATGTTATCGGCGCGCGCGACCAGCGCATCAGCGACGAAGTACCCGTCCTTGGTGATGCGGGCTGATCCAGCAATTTGTGCGCGGTCGAAGAGCATGCCCCGCACGGTATTCGCGCGCGAGGCATGGTTTTACCGCCGTTGGTCAGTAGGCGTCCTGCAATCCACTTTGCAGCAGGGCGACTAGCCTTTCGACCTCAATTCTATCATAAACGGCGAAGCGTTGCCTCTCGTCGAACAAGCCATCGCGACAGCCACTATCACCAATTATCATTGGTGCGGTGGTCGCTCCAGCAAGGGCCAAATCCATTGCGTCAGTCCATTGGCCGTCGTTCTCGCAGCCTTCCGGCCACGTAAAGAAAGGCTGGTCCACGAAGTCATTGCCGCAGGTGTCTCCCTTCATGGAGACTTCACCGTAGAACATGTGAGTAGGGTCGCCATCCTTATCGCCCCACTTCGCATAGATCGTACCAGCGGGCAGCGCGAGGAAGGTCTTGCGGTCAACGATACGCATCACCCTTCCTCCAGTGCTGCGTCGATCATGGCGCGGTAGATAACACCAGCAGCATAATCGCCCGCACTAACATTCACGTCCTCGCCGTCAGCCTCGCCAGCGTACTCCACTTCACCGCCAGCATCAGTCTTGCTTTGCCGGGCTCCCGGATAGCCTGAAGGACGGCGCGGACTTGGGGAATGAGATCAGGCCAAGTCACATCTTCCCCCATCTGGTTCGGGTCGAAGTCATGCGGGGCGCTCTGGTAAAGGGCCCGCGCTGCGCGTTCGAGGGGCGACTTCATGCCTCGAACCCAATCTGTTCCTTGGCTGCCTCGATCTGTTCGCAAGCCTGCTGATAGAGGATGGGGCTTCCAGCGGTCATCCCCGCAAGGACTTTCACCTTCTCGCGCAGGTAGACCTTCGCGAAACCCGGATCGCGCTCGACGATCGATCGACTGTTGCTGATGAGGTCTGCGAGTTTGACCGTTTGCCCTTCCGGCGAGATCGTCGCCAGCCTGGCAGCTTCGGCTGCCTTGCGCGTTGTTCGATTCCCCTCGTGACATTGGTCCGTCAGTTCCATGACCAGGACCGCAACGGCCTCCCCGAACTCGCGTGCGATATCGTCGCGCGTGACTGGCGTGTCCTCGATCGTGTCGTGGAGCAGGGCGGCCGCCAGCATCTCGTCGGTGTGCTCGACCCCGCGCACGATCTCCATCACTTCGATCGGGTGATTGATGTAGGGTTCGCCGGTGTACTTGCGGGTCTGCCCGATGCTTCCGTGGGCCTCTGCGGCGAACGCAAGGGCGCGAGCAACGAGGGGCGATTGATCGGGCGCAGGGGGGCGTGTATCGATTTCGGTAGCCATAGTCGTTCCTTCATAACGATCTTGGTCAGGGTCGGCGGTGTTAGCGCACCGCTGGCCCGATCATACCACGGCGGGAATCGGCGGGGAAGCGGTCAGCCGTCGAAGTGGATGACGGCTTGAGATCTGCAACCGCAGTAGGGAAGGCGTCCCGGCAGGTCCTGCGGTGCCGTATCATCGGTGTACTCTTTCCCATCCCGCGCCTGGTGATCCGCGCGCGGGTGGGCCTTCCGGCTATGCCGCCAGATCCATGTATCGATACCTGCTTCCCGCCGCCGCTCATCCGCGAGGGCGCTGGTCAGCTTATTGAGCTGGTCCGAGGCAATCCGGGTCGACCGGCTGCGGCTCATGCCCACGCTATCCCGGATCGTCTTCGCCACCTCGCGCGCCGGGGTGCGGTTTCGCAGCCCATCGAACACGGCGTTGCTGATCTTCTGACGCGTCACGTCGGACACGTCCTTGACCAGGGCAACATTCCACTCGATCGAGGTCTCTAGGCTGGCGCGCACGTCACCGGCGCCGATCATGGTGTCGAGATCCACGCCGGTGGCAGAAAGGACTGCGCCTCGCCACTTGCCGCGGAACCATTGCTCGGTTCTCAGCGCCCAATCGCGCACCTCAGGTGTCAGCAGCAGCACAAGCCGATTGATCTGCTCGGCAGCACCGTCGATCTCTGCGCGCACGTCGGCGGGAGCGTCCGTTGTCATCTCGGACACGGTGGCGGCATAGGCGGCGATGATGCGTTCTGCACCGGATGCCCACGCTTGAACCACAGGGTTATACACAGCCCGAAACAGGTTCGTCGCAAGCGTTCCCGGAGGATCGATGTCGCGCAGGACGATCGAGCGCTTGCGCATGCCTGGCTTGGCCCGGCGCGCCATGGCTGCGAGGTCGTAGCGAGGCATGTCAGCCCTTCGAGGGCGGCGGGGGCTTGCCCTTGCTCGACGCCACATGCACGGCGTGATTGCAGACAGGGCAGTCGATCGTCAGGAAGTCGCCGTCGCGCTGATCGCTGGTGAACCGGCCATCCTTGCGCTGAAACCGAAGGTCAGACTTACAGTGGGGGCACTGCACGTTGAACTGATCGTTCTCGGGAAGATGGCCCTGGCGGATTACTTCGATTGTCATGCCAGCCTCACGCGGTGATGTGCTTAACCGCCCACATGACGGCTTCCGCGACCTTCTCGGCGGCGATGTTCAGCTCGCGGTCGTCGCGCAAGAGGGAAGCGTGCGGGCGGATTGTATCGATCAGATTGAGGAACTCGGCCCCCTTGTCCTTGATCGCAACCATCTGCGCCTTCTCGGCATCGCTCAGGACGCGGTAGGTGTGGCGGACGGCATTGTTCGCGGTGCGGTCGTCGCCCGCGCTGTTGACGTGCTCGGTCATGCTCAGTTCTCCGTGATCTTACGCTTCCAGTCGAGGTCCAGCGGCTCGAACAGCTCCGGCCCGAACTCCAGCGCGCCCGCGTAGGGCTTGAGGGCGGTCAGGTCGGTATCCGCCGGGACATCGAACGAGATCGTCACGTGCGGGTGGTAGGAATCGAAGTCGTGGCTGCCTCCTGCCTCCACCATGGAGCGGTGACGGCTCTCCAGTTCCCACGAGGCGAATAGCAGCACGACGGCGTTCTCGCCGAAGCGCTCGATCGCGCGCGGGCCGCCGGGCTTCACGCGGATGCGGCCCTGTTCGTCGCCAGCCCAGCTTTCGCCCATTTTCATGGGGTCAACGGGCGTGCGCGAATACAGCACGGTCACATGCATGTCTTCAGGCGCGAGCGTGCTGGTGAATCCATTCGCCTTCGCCCAGGCAGCCAGGGGAGCGCCATTCAGAAGCTTGCGCTGGACATAGGTTGGGCGCGGCTCGGCATCGGCGAAGAACCCGAGCGCTGCATCATTGGCGGCACGGCGGGCGGGCGCTTTCGTCCCGCCACCGGCAGATACAGGATCACCTTCCTTTCCGGCTTGGAGAGCGGACGGATCATCGCCCGTCCCGTCATCCTCGGAGGTCAGGCCGAAGCGCTGAGCCTCCGGGATCTTCTTGAGGGCATCCGCAAGGCCCGGCATGTAGCCGCGCTCTTCGATCAGGTTCTGGACTGCACGGGACATAGCCTCTTCGGGCACCATGCCGCTGTCGATCAGCTTCGTGATCGCATCCATGACTAGGCCGAAGGTTTCCGCTTCTTCCTTTTCGGTCGGCTTGCGCAGCGGTGCCCACAGCCACCACACCTTGTCCGGGTTCTTGACGCCCGCCGAACGGATCAGAACAGGGTCAAGCTGCTCCAGGCAGGGCCGGGTCTCGTTCTCCTGCCCATCGCCGATGGTGTCCCACCACATACGCTCATCGCTCTCGCCGGTGGAGTTCATGCCAGCGGGCGAGCGACCCATGATCTTGGTGAAGGGGATGCCGGACACAGCGGCCATGCGCTGGTCGATCGCGTCCATGAAGGCGGGGATGCCGGACCAGTTGATCTGGTAATCGTCGATCTTCTCGCCCGGATCATCGGCGCCAGTGCCAGAGCGGTAGACTGTGGCGTTCAGCGTGCTTTCGGAAGACGCTATCAGGGAGATGCGCTCATTGAGCTGCTGCTTGCCCGCTTCGGTCGAAAGCATGTCGAGCAGGTCGGGGATGCCGATACGGAGCAGCTTTGCCTTGCGGACCAGCTCGACGAACCAGGTCTGCGCGTGGTCGGAGTTCTGCACGGCGCCGAAGACGCGAAGCATCTGGCTATCGCCCCAGTAGGCCTCCTCGTCGCTGACGGACGTGCCTGCCGGAATCGGATCGCCCCGGAACGGAATGACGCGGCTCGGGTGGATCGTTGCCTGGCGGCCGTCGCTGTCGATGCGGAACCGGCGCGGCTGCCGGTAAGTCGGCGAGGCCAGTTCCTTGTCGAAGTCCTCGGCGGTGATCTCCCAGCGCGAGACGACGTTGACGGCGATGAGGCCGCCCTTCTGGATCGTCACGGGATTAAGTTCGCTGGCGTGGTCCCCGGCGGTCACGAGGATCAGAGCGCCGCCACCGATCCCGCGCAGGACTTCCGCCTGCTTGACCTTGGCGCGCAGCCCAAGGCGTTTCTCTTCCTTCTCGATCAGTTCGATCGTGGGCTTGTCGGCCTGCCAGTCGCGCCACTTCTGGGTGCGGTCGGCGGCGGGAAGGGTGATGACCTTCCGCAACATGCCGGACGACATGTAGGCGGCAAGCGCCAGCTGGTGGGAGAAGATGCCAGGAAGGGCGGTAGACGCGTCGAGCGATCCACGGCTGAAAGGGTTTAGGCGACCGACCGCCTCGATCGCTCCGCGAAGACTGTCGTTAAGAAACGCCATAGCGGGTAGGGTACGGCGCGCTCCGGTCGATCTTTACCGCCGTCGCGCCTCATGCCATCCTCCCAGCATGGCAACACACACCCAGCGCAAGCGCTTCGATCACCCGGATCTCGCCTTTGAGGCGGCCGAAGGATTCAAGATGGCGGAGTTCCAGATCCCCGGGATTAATGTCACCAGCAAGGCTGTCGAGATCGACGGCCAATTCTGGGCATACGTGACGCACGAGGGCGAATTCCTGGCAGAGCCCATGCTTCTTCCCGGATACGAAAAGGTAGGCTGAACTCACCCAAGCAGCCCTGCGGTGGAGTGCTTGCGCTTCTGCAAAGCCACTACCTCGAAGGCGCGGGACGTGCTGTCCACTCGGTCATCATGCTTCGCGCTGGGGAAGGCCTCAAGCTCGGTGAACCATGCGTCGTTCCATTCGCCCCGATAGACATCGACGTTGCCCGCCTCGCACTGTGCCGAGAACGGGCCGAAGCGGGTGATCTTGTCGCCGGTCTCGGTGGACGAACGCACGGTATAGCCGGAGAGCATGAGAGTGAGCGCCTTGACCTGGCTCTTGCCTGCCTGCCCCGGGTCCTGCGGAAGTGAAATGATCGTCTCCTTCCCGTCCTGCGAGGCGTTGTTCATGATGAACGTCTCGACACCGGCGGGCGTGGTCTGGACGGTGTTGTTGTGGACCACGATGTAGCGGCCCTCGGGCGTCCGGCCGATCTTTGTGCGGCTCGTGGCATCGGGGTTCGGGTTCTCGGGTGAAGGCGGGGTGGCCGCAAGGTCATACCCGGCGCCGAACACAGTTCCGGCAGGAATAGCGTCGACCACCCGGCACCATGAGCGCTGGAAGTAGAGCCCGGCGGCGGGCCGGATCTTCCAGTTGCCGCCCAGAAGGCGCTCACGCTCGACCTGCGGCAGGGCGAGCAGCGACGCCATGTACCCCGGATCGGCGGCCATGAGCGCCTTGTTGTCGGTCAGTTTGGCCGGGATGAACGTCAGCGACTTCGCTGGTATGGGTATCGTCTCGCCCTCATCGTTCAGCATGGTGTACTGGGCAAGGTCGGCGGGATCATCTGCCCACCGCAGATCTTCGCCTACACGCACGAACCACCGCAGCTTGCCCGATCGCTCAGAGATGGGCAGGCCAGTGTCCTGGTCGATCCACCATGCGATGAGGTCGGCAACCCAGCTGTCCGCGTCAGGGTTGCAGGTCGCGCGAACGTAGGGCCGGACGCCGCACATGGAGCGGTTCCGGCTGATCATGTACCAGAACTGGGTGGGCGTGAAGTGCGTGAGCTCGTCAAAGCAAATGAGCGGGATTTGCGAGCCCTGCCAATTCAGCCGGGTCTTATCGTGCTCCAGGTGAGCGAAGCTGACAGACGCGCCGGTCGGGAAAGACCATGTGAGGTTGTGCTCTTTCGGCTCCGCGTGGAGCAGAGGATAGAGCGTGGTGCTCTCGTCCCATAGGCCGCCCTCGTTGCGGATCTGGACCGTGGAGCGCCGGAAGAACACGGCACCGAAGCCCGGATTGCTGACGTGGCGCAGCGGCTCCATGAGCAGGCCCCATGTCTTCCCGCCGCCAGCGCCACCGCCGTAAATTACGATATCGGCCGGGCTCGAAAGAAAGGCTGTCTGAGGGCCGGGCTGCGGCTTGATCGTCTCGGCGGTGATCTCCGGACCGCCGTTATGGCCTACGCCGGGAGTGATGGAGGTGTGGGCGTTCACGGCTTGGGCTCTACCCCTCCCTCTCACCGCTGCGGAGGGCGGGTTCAGCCATCGCGCGGTAGATCAGCACACAGCGGGTGCCTTTGCTGATGACGTGATCAAGGTTCTGCATTTCAGCCTCATCCCGCATCCACTTCGGGACAGGCTGGCCGACCATGCTGAGGTGCTTGAAGATGGCGCGCGGCGTCTTGGCGTCGCAGTCAAAGGCCATCATGATCGACCGGGCGAGTCCATCCCAGTTGTTCTTTCCATCCTCCAGCGCTTCGGCGCGGGCCTCGTGGCGGCATTGCGAGAACAGGAGGGCTAGCGGGTTACAATAACCCTCCTCACTGGCTTCGAGTGCTTCCCAATCGGACAGTATCTCGGCCTTGGATTTCCCGAAGGCCTGGGCGGCGTAGAAACGCGCGGCTCGATCTTTATCCGCCTGCGTAATCTCGATCTCGCTCATGACTGTTCCTTTCCGAGAGCGCGGCGGGCTAGGTCACGCGTATACCAAGACTGTTCGCCATCTTGTATGGTTGCGATCAGCTCCAACGCCTCCCTGAGCCGCTTATTCTCGGCTTTCAGTGCGCCGATTTCGATGCTCTGCTCCGTGATCTTGTCCGCGAGGTCGTTGCGATGAGCTTCGCACCGTTTCCGCTCCTCTGCCATTGCGAGGATGGCGGGGACGGAGTTGAGCAGATAATCCGCGAGGTCTTCGGCCGCTTTCGAACGGCGAACAATCTCGGCGGCAAACTCTCGCGCCGTTGGGTCCGTTATGCCGCTCGGCGTCGCAGCCTCATCCAGCGCGCGCAGCTTGTCAGCGTCATGAATTTCCTCCTTCAAAGGCGCGGCAGCCCGGTGACAATCAGCCTGCAACCACGGCGGGGCATGGCGCTGGCATTCGGTGACGGCAGAGTCGTAAGGCGACCGGACGCATCCGGAGGCGAGCAGCGCGAGGATGGCGACGCGGATCACAGCCCTTTCTCCCGCAGGTCCGCGACGAACTCAGCAATGATGCCTTCGTACTCGGGATTACCCTCGTAGCCGGACCGATGCAGCCAGTTGCCCGCGAGGGTCTCGATGTTGTTTCTAGGCGCGGCGGAAAGGGCGTTGCGCACAATGGTCTTTACGGTTCGGTAGAGGGTCGAGCGTTCGACTGCATCGATCCCGTCCGTCATGCGGTCGATCCTCCGCAACGCCTCCACCAACCTTTCGGGATTGCTCGGGGCCGGGCGGGCGTAGAGCGGCATATTCATGCCAATCTCAGGGCGGGGCACAGGCGAAATGCTCATGTCGTCGCCGTCAGGCTTCGTCGCTAAGGCGCGTAGGTCAGCCTCGCATACGAACGCCACCGGCTCCTCGCCCGCAGGTTCGGCGTGGCGGAGTGCTGCACGAACGGCATTCTCCACGCACTTGCGCGTTTCGTCGTCGCTATCTGCGCACAGGTCGATGCCCGTATTCTGGTAGGCATCCCAGGCCGCGTCCATCATGCCCGCAGGTTCGGTGCTCCGGGCTTGCAGGGCAGCGATGGCGGCACGGGCGTAGGCACCCCAAACCTGATCCTGATAGCGCGGCTCTACGCATTCCCATCTGCCGCCCTTGTCGCCATGCATCGCTAGGTAAATCGCCCTCGCGACAGCCTCCACCTCATCGGCGGCCGGGGTGGGGTGGCGGGTGTTCAGCAGGCCCGTGATCCGTTCCGCGTCGTCGCGATCCCAAACGCGGCAAACCTCCTTGCCGGTCTCGTGCGAGATCACACCGTAGTCGCAGCAATCGGTTGGCATTCCGGGGCAATAGCGAGCTTCGTACGTCGCCTTCAGCTTCTCAGTCATGGTCTTGGTCTCCGGGGAGGGGGTCATGCCGGTGTGTCCCGGCCATTGTCGGGAAGGGCGAACACGGCAACGGCGGGTGCCGCAGAGGGCAGATCCTTCCCGTCCTTGCCGGTCAGTTCGCGGCGATTGGTGTAGGCGTTGCCCATTTCCTCGGCGGCCTGCTTGTGCAGCTGGGCGGCCAGGGGGAAGTTGCCCTTGTCCTCGGCCTTCGTGGCCATGCGCTGGAGCGCGCGGAGGCGGGTGGACCGGTGAGCGATCGCGATCTGCGAGGAATCGTCCACGAACGACTTGCGGGCCGCCTCAAACAGGGTGCGCCACTTCTGCGCTACCTGGGCGCCGGACACCTTCGTCGGGTCGTACTTCGCGACATGCTGGCGGGTGATGGCGAGGCCGAATTCCTTGTTTACCGCTTCCACCACCTGCGAGGGCGTGTCGAAGCATGCCAGCGCCTGCACGATGTAGGTTTTCATCTCGTCGTTGAGTTTGGCTTCCGCCATGGTTGCGTATCCTTCCGGTATCAGGCGACGGAGCGCAGGCAGGTGCCGCAGACACCGGCGATCGCCGCGCGTCCGATGGTCGGGCCAGCCTTCGCGGCATCGACCATCGCAGACACGCCAGCGGCCTCCGCGCCGTACCTGGCGACGACACCGACGAACTCTTCGACGTCGTGCCCCCGCATCACGAACGCAGGAGTTCCGTCCTGTTTGAACTTGGGCATGCCGAACTCGTCGAGCTTCTGGGCGCAGTGATAAAGCTCGTGCTCTACCAGGGCGCAGAACGATGGATCATCCATCCCAGCGGCAGCGGGCGCGCTGAATGTCAGCAGGAAGTCAGGCATACCGCCGAACCATTCCTCTACCTGCTGGATCGCCCGGGCGCGCTGCCATTTGCCCATGGCCATGGGCGGCATGAGCTCAGCTTGGCCGATGACTGCGCGCATCTGCTTGCTGTTGTCGCAGTTGGTCCAAAGCACTCCGAGATCAGCGTCGCGCAGGTGGACATGCTCGATGTTGAACAGGGGACTGCCCTCGTCGAGGAAGGTGTCGCGAATCCACGCCAGCAGGTCCGACGCGGGAACGAACCGGTCCAGCATTTCCAGATCGGACAGCGTGGCGAGGTCGTGGGGCGGGTATGGGCGATTCATCGCGCAGCCTCCTCCTTCAGGTACCGCTTGCGCTCCGCCGCCATGCGCTTCGCCCCGATCGCCTTGCGCCAGGCGAGCACCGTGGACTTGCCCCAGATCTGTTCGACCCGGCGCCATCCGTGCTTCTTGAACTTCTCCATGAACTCGGGGGGGATGGGCTTCGGTGCGGAGGTGGGCAGGAGCTTACTCTTCGACATCGGAGGCCTCGTCTTCGTCTACGATGGTGAACCCGCGGGAGGCAGCGAGCTTGAAGTGCTCGAATGCGCTCTCTCGGGCTTCGGGGGTGGCGCGGTTCCAGGCGCGGACGATCAGGGTGCAGAGCGTGCTGTCCGTGTCGTCGTCGGCGAAGTTGGCGCCGGTCTCGTACCGGCGCTGGGTCACATGCTCCCGGAGGGCGTTGACCGGCAGGTGGTCGGTGCTGGCGCGCTTGAGCAGGGGGAGGGCTTCGTCCTGGGGAAGTGAGGCAACCGCGGCGTAGTGGTCTACCGACAGCGTGCGGTCGCGCAGGGCCGGGGGGAAAGTCGTCGCGGCCTTGAGCGCGTCCTTCAGGCGCTTCGGGGCGAGGCCGAGGTTCTCCGACAGGAAGTCGAAGCCGGATTGCGTCAGGTATCCTGCCTCTTTGCCCTCGGCCATCCAATCGGCCAGCTGCCAGTCGACGTCCCGGCGCTGGTCGGCGAGGGTGCGGCCGCGCTCGATCCATTCCTCTTGGGTGGTTGCCGGGGCGCCAGCGGGAATGATGGTGGTGATCGCGTTCATGCGGCGTCGTCCTCGCGATTGAAGCGCGCCCAGCCACGGGCATGCTGGCGGATGCGGTCCCAGCGAGAGCCCATCTTCCAGGCGTGGGTGTTGGTCGGCAGGACGGTGGTTACCGATCCTTCCTCGATCACAACGCGGTGGCCGGTGCCGAGGCGGACATACTTGGCGCCGAACCCAGCGGCGGCGAGGATAGCGCGCGACGAAAGCAGGGTGCGTGCCTGGTCCTCGGTGGTGATACCGGGGACCCGCTCAATGCAGCGGTCGATGGCGTGGCGGGTGATGTGGATCATGCGGCGGCCTCCCGGCGCAGGCGGAGCGTATAGCTTCCGTCGACCTCCCGACGCAGCAGCGAGCGGGTCTCGGCGATCTCGCGCCAGCGCACGGGCATCGCATCGATCTCGGCCTGACCGACTTCACCGGCTGCGAGGCGGCCCATCAGCTCGTCGAAGCGGGCTTCCTTCTCCCGGCGCACCGCGGTTTCGGCCTGACGCTTGGCGCGAAGGGCATCGTCGTTCCGCTCCCAGCGGCTCAGGATCTCGTTGCACTCCGAGGTGCTGGGGAAGAACTTGCAGGTTCGCAGGGCTTCCGTGACGAGGAACTCGATTGCTTCCTTCGGGCGGGTGCCGATTGCGATCTCGTAGGCCCGAATGCGCAGCTTCCCGCCGAGGGTGTCCGTCTTCTGGCGGGGCAGGGCGTCCAGCATCAGCAGGCACTGGGCGAAGAACTGGCCGTCGGCCTGAACCATGGCGGGCAGGGGTGCGGCGGCGACGGCTTCGGCGGCGGCCAGCTGGCTATCCGTGAGCCGGACCGCCGAAAGCTCGTTCCTCGAGTTCGAGGCGGAATCCATCGCGGTTATCGGCGGGGCGATTGCCGGGAGAACCGCGCCAAGCGTCCGGGCTTCCTTGGGGTCGTGTCGCATTTCGGGGTTCCTTTGGCGGGTAGAGGCCGGTCCAGTTGTGTTCGGTTGCTTCGTTCAGGATGGCGGCGGGGTCGTGCCCGTCGGCTCGCCATCGCTCGAGCTTTCCGATCATGAGTTTGACGGCGTAGTCGGTCGGGGCCTTGCCGATGCGCTTCCGCATCTCGAGGTATCCGTTCCAAGGCTCGGCAGGGATCCAGTCGGGAATGACCGGCTTGTCCTTCGAGGGTTTCTCGCCATCGGGCTTGCCAGCGGGTCGCGCGCCACGAGGATGCGAAGCATCCAATGACGGTTCCTGATGGTTCATTGACGGTTTGGGTGTCACTGTGACGGGGGTGGGGTGACACTGTGACGGGGGTGCCCGCCTCTGTGACGGGGGTGCCACTGTGACGGGGGTGTCAGATTGACGGGGGTGGAGGAAGTAGCGAACGCCCCGGCCTGGCACTTCCCGGCGCGACAGATGGCCATTGTCTTCGAAGGACTTGATCGCGCGCTGGACAGTGCGCTCGCTGGCGCTGGTCTTCCGCACCAAGGTCGCAATCGAGGGCCAGCACTCGCCCGCATCGTTCGCGCAGTCAGCAAGCGCCATCATGACGAATTTCTCTGTCACGGGCAGGTCCATGTCCCAGACCATCGTCATGTAGCGGATGCTCATGCGGAGGCGTCTCCGACACGGATCACGAACTCGCCGGTGCGCGTGGAGGCAAACTCCACCGTAGGAGTGGCGAAATGCTTGTCGTCGATGCCGAGGGCCTGGGCGATGCCGTCCTGATAGGCCTTCACTGCCGCCACCACGTTGTCCTTGTCGGGGAGTGGGCCGGTGCGCTTGGCGTGGACGATGATGTGCAGGCCGACGCTATCGCCCTGCGTGAACGAGGCGCGCTGCTGGAGTGCCAAGCCCCAAGCCATCGTCTTGTGGGACTTGACCTTGCGGGCCTTGGCGTGAGGGCTGCGGGTGCGGCCGTTGGGCCAGAGCAGCTTATCAGGGTATGGGAGGCGCAAGATCACGGGCGCACCGCCATCCGTCCGGCGCGCTCTGCAGCGTCGAACACATAGGGGTGTGCCCTGTAGATAGCGCGCAGCAGGGACGCACTGCCCTGATTGATCTTTGCAGCACTTCCATCATCGGCAAAAATGGAGGGCGCGCTGCTGAGGTGGCGGTACTTGCCGTTGCTCCGACCCCGGCTTGCGGGAACCTCGCCTATGGCACGGAGGCGCCTCATTCTTTCCCGGCGCTCTCTCGCTCGATCGCGCTCGCAGGTCTTGCACTGGCTAAAGCCCTTGGTGAAGCGGCTGTTTTCTTCGGTCTTCTCGTGACCGCAGCGGAAGGTTTTCACAGGGCGCTCCAGTCTATGGCGGGCTTGTCGATGCCGCGGGCGCGCATGTCGGCGCGCATCTGGTCGGCACGATCGCGGATGATCTTGCGGGCTGCGGCCCGGCGCTTCTCGGCGCCGTGGCTGGCGAGTTTTGATGCCGCTACCGGGGTGGTAGGCGGCACGGGCGCGGCGGCGCGCCGGAAGAGCCGGGACAGCATCAGTCGATGCCCAGCGCGTTCTTGTAGGTGTCGAGGATCATGTCCATTTCGCGGCGATCATCCGGCTTCATCTTCCGGAGCTTCACGATCATGCGCATGATCTTCACGTCGTAGCCGACCGCCTTTCCCTCGTTGTAGACGTCGCGGATGTCGTCGCTGATGCCCTTCTTCTCGTCCTCCAGGCGCTCGACGCGCTCGATCAGCAGGCGAAGGCGATCGTCGGCGGCGCGATGCTCTTTGCGCTCGGTGCCGGGGATGGAGATCTGTGCGGGGTCGGTGGAAAGCATGTCGGTTCTCCGTGGGGAGGGGAAAGGGAGTGGCTGGCTCAGGCGACGGCGCGGAGCTTCGCGGCCTTCCGATTGAGCGTGACGACCTCGCAGTCAGCGAGTTCACGCCCGCCGGGGCTGTCCGGGTGGTGAGCCTCACCCTTGGCTGCCAGGAACTCGCGCGAGGCTTTTTCAACTTCGTCGAGGTCAAGGCCATCCGGCAGGGCGATGATAGCGTATCCTGTCGGCATCAGCAGTGAGAGGAGGTCGAGCGGGATAGCCTTGCCGTAGGCCAGAGCGTAAATCGCGGCGCCGGGGATCATGACCGGGCGCGCGCCACCTTCTTGCGGGAAGTAGGTCAGAAGCGTCTGGTAAGGGATGCCTGCGTCGAAGCCGACAGCCTTGAGGGCTATGCCCCGGCGATCCAGCTCGCGACGAATCGCAGATTGGCGAGCACGGACGATCTCGTTTGCGTCACTCATGATCTTACTGCACCTGCGAAGTATCAGCGTGGCCATGAGCAAGACGCTGATCATTGAGGGAAAAGCCCGCCCGGCCTTGGAGGGGGGTATGGGTTTCAGACCGGGCGGGCAGGGCCACGACCTCGCGGGCAGGGGCCTGCGGGGTGTGGGTTGGGAGATCGTGACCGGGGACGCGGAGGTCCGCTTCGAAGGCTTTGCGCTCTTCGTCGGTCAGGGGCTTGATCTTGCGGAAGTTACGCCCGTCGATCCAGCTACCGCCCTTCCAGCCTCGGGGGCGCCCAACAAGCATGAGGCCAACGCCATGGCTTCCGTCAGAGCTATTGCGCGCCCAGCGAATGGCATCGACTTCGTAGATCCCGCCAACCTTCAGTGTGGAAAGGGGGCTGCGCCTTGCGCGAACACACAGCGCGAGATCACCGACCTGCCAGTCATCAGCCATAGCTCAGACCCTCACGACTTCTGGATTGGTCTGGACGGACCCGACACGGCGGCGTTCGAGTTCTGCGATGAGGTCGGCGGTGGACACGGTGTGGAGCGGTCCAACGTCTACGATCTCGATAGCGCGCGCTCGGTTCGGCGACCGGCGAATGCGGCCCCGCTCTTCGAGGGCGCGCAGCCGATTGAACAGCGTGCCTCTGGAGTTGATGCGCAGGTGCGACATCATCTCGTCGAAGCTCGGCGCTACTCCGCCCGTGCTCTCGATATAGCCCGTAAGGTAGGAGAGCAGGCGGCTTTGCTTTGTGGTGAGGCCGATCATAGGCGACCTTCCGGCGATGACGGCGACCAAGGCACAGCGCCATCAAGGGTGCCGATTGCGGTGTCGGCCTGCTCGACGCTCCTCATCGCGCAAGAGAGCTGCCAAAGGGCGTCGCGGCTCTCATTGGTGCGGGGTATCTCGCTGTGAGCAGCTTCGATGAGCTCAAAGGCTTCCCGAAGGTGCTCGTTCACCCAGAGCGCGCTCATGCTGCGGCCTTTCGCGGCGCGCGCTGCGCCTTGATCCACCGGCGGACCTTTGCCTCGGTCTCCGGCCAAAGGCGCCGATTGTTCCGAAGGTCTCGCACGAAGTGCGGATCGCTCATCGCTTTTCGGCCGAAGGTAATCTCAGACATCCCGGCTTTCGCCACGAACGCTTCGATCTCGGCCAGCAGGTCAGGGTGATGCTTGGACATGCCCACGCTTGTAACGTAGGACAGGTCCTACCGTCAATAGGACAAAGTGGGATAAGTCCCAGCCTTCCGAAATCACTCGGAAAGTGGGATGCGCCCTACATGCAAGAGGACACCACTCCCCTACAGCGGTTTATCCGCGCGGCCGTCGCGGCAATGCCGCAGAAGCGCGACTATTACGATAAGCAACTGCAGGCGAAGTTCGGCACCAAGGGAAAGCCGATCTACGACATAGATCGCGGCAAAAGTAAGAACCCGAGCCTCGCGCAGTTGAATGCCATATCAGAGGTCCTCGGGCAGCCGAGAGAGCTCCTTGAGCGGGCGGTCAGCGGTGAAGATGTTGAGCCGGTGCCCGTCGGACACGTCGGCGCCGCGGCTCCATCAAGTCTACCAATGATCGTGGCTGACGACGTGGTCCAAATCCAGAAACTCGACCTCTCCCTGTCGATGGGGCCGGGTACGCTGATCGAGGACTGGGTAGAGGCGGAGCCTGTCACCTTCGACCTGGCGTTCATCCAGGCGATCACCCGCACCCCATCGAACCGCCTGAAGCTGGTCACCGGCATCGGGGACAGCATGTACCCGACGTTGAACTGGGGCGATGTGATCCTGATCGATACGACGGAGCGCCAGCTAGCCCGTCAGGATGGTGTCTATTGGATCGACGTATATGGGGCGGCAGGGCTCAAGCGTTTACGAAACGTTGGGAAGGGCCGGGTACTGGTAATCTCGGACAATCCGACGGTGCCGGATATGGAAGTTGATGCAGCCGATCTGCGCATTCAAGGGCGGGCGATCTGGCTCGCTCGGGGGATATAGTAGGGATGCGGGTTCGGAAATTGCTGGCTATTGCGAAAGTGCAGACGACTGACACGTTGTGGAGGTCGGATGACCTGCCGCCAAGGCATTTTCCCGTTTACCCAAAAACGCGCCCGATGCGCGCCGGTTGGCAATGGCGATCGGCGCGGGCTGAAGGCGATGGCTTGGAATTTATCATGACCTCGCTCGTTAATATTGTTCGAGGCGACCTGAAATCCACTCTTATCGTGGAAACGCCAAGCGGGTATTCGGTTGTGTCTCGATATGAATTCCACTCAAGTCACCCAGGATTACATGCACATGCTCACTGTGAACGAGCGGGCATAGAAGTGGGAGCTACGGGCATGGGAGACCTCTTGAGGGTTCCGCCAGCAAATGCCAAGCATCGGCACACCGCACCGATATCGCACTCGACATTTTGGGAGGAATCCCGCAGATTCTTTCGCGTGAAAGACGACCTTGGCCCACTGTTCAAGTCATGACCATGCAGCTTGAAAAAGAGCTTTGCGCGGCGTTTTGTGGCGGCCTTGAAGTGCACCCGATTTCGACGGGTTACGCGGTTTCGACAGCTTTCCGTGACAATTCCGGCGACCGCATTTCCTTCTATATTGAACAGTCGCCGGATGGCTATGATCTGGTCGACGGCGGGGACTATCTGCCAGATCTTATTGCGCGCGACATTCACATCGAAAGTGGAATGCGCGGCGATTTACTTGCAGCTATCCTACAGGAAGGGCGGGCTTATTGGGATCGCGATACGTTCGAGATCCGATCTGACTCCGTTGCCGAGAAGGATCTTTCTCAACGTTCTATCGATTTTCTTTCGTCCCTGATCAGGGTTCGGGACTTGGCCTTAGTCACTCGCGAAAGAGTGAAGTCGGCGTTCCGTGAGGATTTCTTGCGCGAAATCAGCAAGCGCTACGGCGATGGGCTTGAGATCGAAGAGAACGTTGCCCCTGCCAACGACTTGGCAGAGTTCCCAGCTGATATCGTGTTGCGCTCCAAGGCTGGCGGTCGGCCGGGGGCGGTCTACCTCGTGAATAGCAGTGATAAACTCAACGAGGCGTTGCTAGCGTGGCAGGAGCTAGAGCACGTAGATGCTGACGTTGCTATGGTGGCGGTCATCGAAGACAGCCAATTCAATAACATTAGCCGGAAGCGCTTTCAGCGAGCACAGAACCGCCGGCTCCCGATGCCTATCTTCCGAGGCGATGAAGCGCAAACCGTCTCTTTCATCGTGAAGGAGATGAAAGCTGAGGCGGCATAATTTCATTTCCGCCGACTAGCTTGCCCATCGTAGGCGCTGATTATCCCAACAAGGGCAGGGGCCCAGGTCGCCGCTTTGAAATCGCCCTTTGTGCGCCAGGCGATCCGCTCGAACTCCGGCCAGAGCCCAACAACCCGGCTGACGAACACGCTATCGCCGTCTACTCGGAGCGCGGCGTGCAACTAGGCTACATCTCGTCCCAGCGCGCCGTCCGCATCGCCCAGCTGATCAGGCAGGGCCACACCATCACAGCAATCTTTCAGGAGGCGACGCGCTTCGGCGCGGTCGCCCGCGTGTCGTTTGATGGAACAGTGCCCGATCTGCCGCAGCCCGTGCCAGCTATCGATGGGCCTGAAGAGGGTACTGACGTCGAGCCGGAATGGTATCCGGACGATTCCTACGACTGAAAGTAGGACGCGTCCCACATTACTGATTGACAGGTAGGACCAGTCCTACTAAAACGATCTCCATCAGCCCAGCAGTGAGCCGCAAGCGCAGACCTGCCGGGACCACCGATGGAGGTCTATGTGTCCACCACCACGAAATTTACGCCGGGGCCTTGGTCCGCAGGCAAGACGACTGTCTTCGGTCCTGACGATCAGGATGGGCACGTCACCCACATCGCTTCAGTTGCCGGCCATAATGATCATGCGCCTGCCAACGCTGCCCTGATCGCCGCTGCGCCTGAGCTTTACGCGACGCTCGAATACCTGCTGCCGCATCTGGCGGAGCTCGACCGGGCAGAGCGTCACCGCAATCGCAATAACCCCACGGCTGTCCTTCATGCGCAGGTCTGCATCAACAATGTGCAGAACGCCCTGGGCAAGGCTCGCGGTGAGGTGGTGTCGTGAAGCACTTCGCTCCCGCATTCGCTCCGGCGCGCGCCGCCGAGTGGCACGAAACCCCAGCTGTCCTGGCGGTAATCGCTAACATCGACATCTACGACCTGTTCCTGCACCGCCCGCGTCTGGTGATGGGCACGGATCAGCTCGTCATCACCGGATCGCCTGTCGAGGTTCTCGACCGCCTGCGCGCCGAGCATGCTTCCAACACCATGGGCAGCTTCGAGAACGCCGCCGACAAGCGCGCGTACATCGCTGCCATGGGTCCGGACGCTCGGGACGTTCTCGCTGACTGCTTCGGCGATCCCCACAAGTTCAACGGCTACTCGGAATACGAGGCTACCGCGATGTGGCGCTGGGACTTCGAATCTCGGGGGATTGCGGCATGAGCAGCATCTTCGCTCCCACTCCCTGCGACGAGTCCTTCAAGCGGCTCCGTGTCGTTCCCCGCGGGCATGGCCAGTTCGGCATCGGGAACGGCGATGGCTTTGCTCACGGTGAATTCGACCGGCAGTACGTTGAACTCAGCGGGTACTGCGGGCCGCATAACCCTTGGACATTCGCTGCTGCGCCCGAGCTTCTCGCAATCGCTGAGCGCATCCTTGATCGGGGCTATGTCAGCAAGCACATCGGCGAAGAGCGTGACGACCACATGCAGCTGGTTGCCGCCATCGCAAAGGCCCGGGGGCTGGCCGCATGACCCGCCTCGCACAGACCGAGCGCGCCCTCATCGCCGCTACCGACGACGCCCGATTCAGCTGGGACCGTTACGCCGCAAAACAGTGCGCCGCGCGTGACGACTTCATCGCCCGACTGGACGCTGCTGAGGCTCGCAACGCCCGCTTCGGCGCCATACTCGACAACATCGCAGCTGGCCTGATCGCTGGCATGGATGAGGGGTGCGCCTGATGCGCTGGTTCATCATCCCCGCGCTCGCGATCGCCGCTGGCATTGCCGGTATCAACCTTTGGATCGAGCACCTCGTCACCACGCAGCCGGACGCGCTCCGTTTCGCTGACGGGTTCTGGTTCACCGTGTGGGCGGTCCTCGGCGGCATGGCTTGGGCGCCGTGCGCTGCCTACGCCGCCTATCGCCTCCTGCGGACCTTCGCCCGTCCCACCGGGGAGGGCCAGTAATGTCCGTCCGCCGTGAACTGACTCTGATCGTCGTCACCTTCTCCATCGCTTCCGGCCTCGGCGCTCTCTGGGCGCTGATGACTGCCTGGCACTGACCTCAAGGACACGCACATGAACGCACAGACCAAGATCGAGGCGGCCGAGGCTCTCGCGGCTCCGGCTGTCTACATGGCCATCTCCAACGTCATGGAGCACATGGCCAAGGAGGGGATCAGCAAGGATCGCCGGAATACCCAGCAGGGCTACCAGTTCCGCGGCATCGACGACGTGTACAACGCGCTCTGCGGTGTTCTCGCCAAGAACCGCCTCGTCATGCTGCCCTTTGTGGTCGACCAGTCCCGTGAGGAGCGTCAGACGCAGAAGGGCGGTGTACTCAACTACACCATCCTGACGGTCGACTTCAAACTCGTCTCCGCGCTCGACGGCTCCAGCGACACTGTTCGCATGATCGGCGAGGCCATGGATAGTGCCGACAAGAGCAGCAACAAGGCTCAGTCGGCCGCGATGAAGTACGCCGCGCTGCAGGTCTTCATGATCCCGGTCGAAGGCAACGACAACGATGCCGACGCGACGACGCACGATCTAGCGCCGCGCGAGCAGGGCATGCCTGATTCCGAGTTCTCGCGCCTTGCCCAGCTTCAACAGGCTTCCGGCATTTCCACCGCGCGGCTCTGCAAAGAGTACGGCGTCAGCGACCTGCGGCATCTGACCCAGGATCAATACGGCAACGCCGTCGAACGCCTGACGAACGCCATCGCCAATAAGGCGAAGGAGCAGACGAACCGGGCGGCACAGTCGGATGGCGCGACCACCCAAACCAAGCGCGCGGAACAGACAGGCGCGGGCTTCGACCTCAACGACGAAATCAAATTCTGATGGGAACCGAAACTATGGATCGTCATCGCGGCATGAAGGGCAAGACCATCAAGGCTCTGCTCGCCAAGAAATTCAATTCCTTCGCCGCTTCCATCGAGGACGAGGCCGTACGCAAGCTGGTCGAGAAAAATACGATCATCACCGGCGGCTGCATCGCTTCGATGCTGCTGGGCGAGAAGATCAACGACTTCGATCTCTACTTCACCGACCACGCCACCACCAAGGCCGTCGCGGAATACTACGTGAAGCGCTTCGAGGTGAAAAAGCGCAACGGCATCCCGTGCGCAATCTTCGTGGACGACACCGAAGGGCGCATCCGCGTCGTCGTGAAGTCTGCAGGCGTTGCCAGCGAAGACGGCGCCGATGCTGATTATCAGTACTTCGAGGGGCAGCCGGACGGCGAGGGCGGCGATTACGTCAGCGAAGTTATGGGCGATGCTGGAGAGATCGAGGACGCCCGTGAGGAAACCCACGAAGCAGCGCTGGGGGCCGAAGGCAACGATTACCGTCCAGTCTTCATGTCCACGAATGCGATCACGCTCAGCGGCAAGGTCCAGATCGTCCTGCGCTTCTACGGCGAAGCTGACACGATCCACGAGAACTACGATTTCGTCCACTGCACCAACTACTGGACCAGCAAGGACGGCGAACTGACGCTTCGCCAGCCTGCCCTTGAAAGCCTGATGTGCCGGGAACTGCGGTACGTCGGCAGCAAGTACCCGGTCTGCAGTGTGATCCGCCTCCGCAAGTTCATCCGCCGGGGCTGGGTCATCAACGCCGGTCAGATCCTCAAGATGCTCATGCAGGTTTCCGAGCTCGACCTCACCGACCCGGCGGTTCTCCAGGACCAGCTGACTGGCGTGGACAGCGCCTACTTCATCGAGCTCATGGGCAAGGTGAAGGAGAAGGACCCGACCAAGGTCAACGCAGCCTACCTCGTCGAAATCATTGATCGGATGTTCTGATGACCACCACCGGACACAACAACCCGCCCGCCGAGGAAGCATTCGGCCTTCACATCGACGAGCTGTTCTCGCTGCTCTCCGATACCCTCGCCGGTGGCCCGGTCAAGACGGACGAGCAGGAAGCCGCGATCGACGCCCTGTCGAAGGACTTCCTCAAGGCCAAGCAGGATGCCGACAAGGCCCGCGCCGCCGAGAAGAAGCCGCACGACGACGCCGCGAAGGCCGTGCAGACCAAGTGGAAGCCGATCGTCGATAAGGCGGCGCGCGGCCAGACCGCATGCGGCGAAGTCCTGACGCCCTACCGGGTGGCCAAGCAGCGCGCCAAGGACGAAGCCGCCCGTAAGGCGCGCGAGGAAGCTGAGGAACGCCAGCGCAAGGCACAGGAAGCCCTCCAGAAGTCCGAAGACCTGGAACAACGCTTCGAGGCGGAACAGGACCTCGAAGCCGCCAAGAAGCTGAACGCCGTCGCCAACAAGATCGACCGCAGCGCCACCGGCCTTCGCACTTATTGGGAAGCCGAGATCACCGACAAGACGGCGGCCCTCAAGCACTACCTCGCCCAGCAGCCGGAAGCGTTCCTCACCCTAATCCAGGAGCTTGCAGACCGCGACGCGCGCGGCGCACGGCCTCGCGTGCCCGGCGTCACCTACCACGAACAAAAGAAGGCGGCCTGAGCCATGAGCGACATCAACATCTGCACGTTTACCGGCCGTCTGGGCGCTGATCCTGAGGTAAAATCCTTCCAGTCTGGAGGTCGCATCTGCACCATGCGGATGGCCGTCGGGTCGCAGTGGAAGGACCGGGAATCGGGCGAGCGGCGCGAGCGTACCGAATGGGTCTCTGTGGTGATCCAGAATGACGGCCTGATCGGTGTGGCCGAGCGCTTCCTCCGCAAGGGCAGCCGCATCGCCATCAGCGGTGAGCAGCGAACCAGAAAATGGCAATCGCAGGACGGCAGCGACCGGTACTCGACCGAGATCGTGCTTACCCCGTTCGGTGGCACCCTGACCATGCTGGACAGCAAGCCGGACGGCGAAGGGCAGGGCGGTCGCCAGCAGCAGCGCGGCAATGGCCAGCGCGAGGGCAATGACCGCGGCGGCCAGCGGACCGGTGGCAACTGGGGCGGCCAGCCTGGCGACAAGGAGGTTTACAACTCCGGTCGTGGTGGGTGGCAGGATGGCGGCGACGGCAGCCGTGGATCGGCCGCAAGCAACTGGGGCAACGATGGCGGCTTTGGGGGCGATCTCGACGACGACATCCCGTTCATTACCGATCGGAGCATCTGGTAATGGCTCTCCCGCGTCGCATCCCGAAGCAGCGCAACCGCTCGGAGCGCTGGCGCTCGCAGGCTCACTGCAAGTTCGTCGGCTCCCACGAGTGCATCGTGCCCGGCTGCCAGAACCGCCCGATCGAAGTTGCGCATGTCCGCGCCGGTTCCGACGCGGGCATGGGCCGCAAGCCTTCCGACTGGTTCACGGTCAGCATGTGCCGGGACCACCATGCCGAGCAGCACCGCATCGGCGAGGGCCCATTCGAGCGCGCGCACCGCGTCGACCTGCACGCGCTGGCGGCCGAGTTCGCCGCCGAAAGCCCCAAGGCTGCTCAGATCCGCATCGAACAGCAGGAGCGCCGCCATGGCTAAGCAAGGTGGCCAGACCCTCATCCTCTCGAATCCGGCAGTGCGCGCCCGCGCCCATCAGCTGATCGAGATGGCTCCGCACGCCGCCGTGCTCAACATCAAGGCGGCGGCTCGGACCAGCGACCAGAACGCGAAGCTTTGGGCAATGCTCTCTGACATCGCGAACGCCAAGCCGCAGGGCCGCGTCCTGTCGACCGAAGTCTGGAAGGCGCTCTTCATGAACGCCGCCGGGTTCACCTGCACCTTTGAGCCCACGCTCGACGGGCAGGGCGTGATCCCTCTCGGCTTCAAGTCGAGCCGCCTCAGCAAGGCCGAGTTCTCGGATCTGATCGAGGCAATTCACTGCTTCGCTGCCGAGCACGGCATCGAGTTCACCGATCCCATTGAAAGGAAAGCTGCGTGAGCTGGTCCCCGCAACAGGATGCCGCCATTCGCTCCGTAAGTGGCTGGCTTGCCGATCCCAAGGGCGCGCAGGTGTTTCGCCTGTTTGGCTACGCTGGAACCGGTAAGACGACGCTGGCCAAGGAACTGGCCGGGACGGTGAAGGGGAAGGTTCTTTACTCCACCTTCACCGGTAAGGCCGCGCTGGTCCTGCGCAAGAAGGGATGCGAGGGCGCATCGACGATCCACTCGCTGATCTACCGCGTCGAAATGGACGATCGCACCGGCATCACGGAATTTAAGCTCAACGATCAGAGCGCGCTGGCCGACGCCGCCCTGCTGATCGTGGACGAAGTGTCCATGGTCGGCGAGGACTTGGCGCGCGATCTGCTCAGCTTCGGCACCCGCATTCTTGTGCTGGGCGATCCGGCGCAGCTGCCGCCGGTGAAGGGTGAGGGCTTCTTCATCAACGCCGAGCCGGACGCGATGCTGACTGAGGTGCACCGCCAGGCTCAGGACAACCCTATCATTCGCATGTCGATGGAGATCCGCGAGGGCAAGCGCCTGGCGCCGGGCCGCTACGGCGATAGCCTCATCACGACGAGCCGCGCGCTGGGCCGTGACGGCCTTGGCGAACTCGTACTCGGTGCCGACCAGCTGCTCTGCGGCCTGAACCGCACCCGCACGTCGTACAACCATCGCATGCGGGAAATGAAAGGCCTGCGTGGCGCGGACAAGCCATGGCATCCCGCCGTCGGAGACCGCCTTATCTGCCTGCGCAACGACAAGACGCACAACATCTTTAACGGCGGCCTCTGGTCGGCGGACACCATCGAGACGCTGGGCGGCAAGCTGGCGGTCACCGTTGGATCGCTCGACGAGAAGCGCGACCCGATCAAGGTCGAGGTCTTCGAAGAGTTCTTCAACGGCACCGAGCAAAACATCCCTTGGCAGGAAAAGCGCGGCACCCAGGAATTCACCTTCGGGTGGGCGATCACCTGCCACAAGTCGCAGGGCAGCCAGTGGGACAACGTGCTGATCTTCGATGAGAGCGGTTCGTTCCGCGAGGCTCGCAAAAACTGGCTCTACACGGCGGTCACTCGCGCCGCTGAGCAGGTCACGGTGATCGTATGACCGCTGGCGATCTGATCGAACTGGCCCGCGCCGCCCGCATGGTGCCGATCACCGCCGAGGACCGGGAGGAGTTTGGTCGTGCGCTAATCCTCCAAGGTTACTCGGCCGCGCGCGCCGCGCGCATGGCAGGCGGCGAAATCCTCGACAACGACGGCGCCCTGCAAATGCTCGCGCGTCACCGCATCCGCTACAGCATGGAGGCCTCCAATGTCTAACACCCGCACTGAGCATACGCCGGACGTGAACGAGCTTCGCGATCGCCTTCTATCGGCGGTGGGCGGTTTCGATCGCTTCGCTGGCAACTGGAACTGGCGTTCACACTCCCCGAAGCAGAGGGCTGAGAGCGCGATCTCCGAGGCGATCACGTTCCTTGAAAATGGTCGCGAGGTGCTGAGCAATAACGCTGCATCGTCCGATCAAATCGAAGAATGGACGGCAAGATATATCCGCCTCTGGCTTGCCTACCAGGCTGCTGGCGCTCGCACGGCCAACCCGATGATAACTGGACCAGCGAACTTCCCTGTCGCCCGCAACAACAAGGCCATGGAGGTTGAGCGCAAGCGGGGCGAGGAGTTCTATGCTTTCGCCGATCATCCGTATCGGTGGTTCGAGCGGCAGGCCAAACAGGCAGATAAGGCCGCACTGAGCGCCGAAGCGGCGAAGGTAGATCATCGCTCGATCGAGTTCGATGGTGTGAAGCTGGTCCAGAATATCACGCTGGATCGCATCCAGTTGCTGTTCGACGGCAAGCCGGACGCCGAGACTATTACCAAGATCAAGGGCGAGGCTTTCCGTTGGTCCCCGCGTGAGGGCGCATGGCAGCGCAAGAACACCAACAACGGTGTGCAAGCCGCCTATCGCATTCTCCGCTTTCTCGGACACGGAGACTCCGCATGAAGACCTTCACCGTAGAGGTGACCCAGGTAGTGCAGGCCTACACCGTCGCGCCTGTCACCGAGGAATCCACCTTCGACGAACTCGGCATTGGCGACGTGGAGCGGGATGCCATTGCGCTCGATCTGGAGAACCTGCTCGGGGTCCATGTCTGCGACAAGACTGCGCGGTCGTGGCTGTCGGTTGGCGATGTGGTCCGGACCGTCGCAGCTAGGGAAGGCATTCGGGGAGCGATGGCGTGACATGGCTGTACGTACCCGAAACATCCTCTCCTGCTGCGCAGGCGTCGGAGGACTCGAACTCGGCATACTGCTCGCCCTCCGCCATCGGGGAGAGGATGGGCGAGGTATATGTTACCTGGAGGGGGAAGCCGCAGCCGCCGCAAGTCTGGTCGCGTCGATGGAAGCAGGGTGGTTTCATCCGGCGCCTGTCTGGTCTGACATGCGAACCTTCGATGCTCGATCGTGGCGTGGCCTCGTTCATATCCTCGCTTCGGGAGACCCCTGCCAGGACAACTCCGTCGCCGGAAAGCGCGCCGGGGCCGATGGCGAGCGCTTCCTCGCCTCCGAAGTCACCCGCCTTGCCGAAGAGTGCAGGCCTGATCTTGTCTTCCGCGAGAACGTCCCGGGGAACGCGGACGGACAGCTTGCGGCCATCGCTCCGGCATTGGAAGGGCTGGGCTACCGCGTTGCGGCAGGAATATTCAGCTCGTCCGGCACTGGCAACACCATGCGACGCGAGCGACTGTTCATCATGGCCCCGGCCGGATGCGACGAACCGGGTTCGGGACGAGGAGACGCTGGCGAAGTGCGCGGCATTCCGGCTGCGCAATGCGGGTCAGAAAACGGTGCCGCTGTATCTTGCGGAAGTGGCGCAGCAATGGGAAGCCCCATCGGTCGCGGTGACGGACGGGACGCGCTTGACCCGCGGCGGGGATCGATCGGACGAACTGCTTCTGACCGGACAGGCCATGAAGGCGAGCGAGAACTGGTCCAGCCCGAAGGCATCGGACCCCGAGAAGGCTGGCCCGAACATGCGGGGCAGCAAGGGCGATGTGCCGTTGCCAGGTCAGGCGGTCCAGTGGATCGCACCGATGGCCTCGGACGATGGCCAGAAGGTTACCAGCGTGGCGCATCAAAAAATGCTCTGCAATCAGGCCGCCGCCTTCCTCCCGCCGTCGTCCCCGGACCTGCCGACAGCCGGTGGATCGATGTCCTCGACCGATTCCCCGAACTCCAACCAGCCCTCAGTGAAGAGGAAGCTCAATCCCATCTTCGTCGAGGCGTTGATGCGATGGCCCACCGGGTTGAGCGGCTTCGAGCGACAGGAAATGGCGTGGACCCGTTGGTGGCTGCTCATGCCTTCCTTTCTCTCGGCGCTCTACTCGGCATCTGAGCCGGAGGAGCAGATGGATCTTTTCGGAGGATTGGCAGCATGACCCCCCATAGCATCGCCCGCTGGCCTGCAATGAAAGGAGAGGGAGAGTGACGACGCCGCGTCTGCACGACAAGGCCGGTATCTGCGCCTACCTGGGCGACATCAGCCCGGCGACCTATGACAAGTGGCACGCCAAGGGCATCGTGCCCGGCCCGGTGCGCGGCACGAACCGCTATGACCTGCGCGCCCACGACAAGGCGCTGGACCGTTTGGCGGGTCTGGAAGATCGCGCGCCGACCACCGGAGCCCGCCGCTCGCCGCTTGAGGAGTTTGAATCCGGCCATGCGCATTAAGCTGAAAGGCGTCTACGAGAGCCATAAGCGGCTGAAGAACGGGCGCCTTGCTACCTACTACTTCCTGCGCGGGTTCGGCGCGCTCAAGCCGCTGGCCGATGATGAGGCAGAGCCGTTCTATCCTGGCAGCCCGGCCTTCATGCGCTCGTTTAACGCTGCCGCCGAGGCACCGCAGAAAGCGCGCGTGACCGGCACGCTCCAACAGGTGATTGATGGCTACCAGAAAAGCCCGGCCTTCACGAGCCTCGGCGCGCGCACGAAGAAGGATTACCTCTACCACCTGCTGCGCATCGAGCGCGCCAAGCTCCTGAAGAAAGGGCCGACGCTGAATGCATATCCGCTGGAAGCGATCGACGATCCTAAGATCCGCAAGCGACTGCTCGACTGGCGAGACGAGATGGCGAAGTCGTCGCCACGACAGGCCGACGCGACCTTTGGCGTCCTGAGAATCATCCTGGAGTGGGCGCGCGATCGCGGCATGATCTCGCACAACCACGCGACCCGGCCGAAAAAGGTCTACAAGGCCGACCGTTCGGACAAGCTGTGGCTGCCAGAGCACGTTGCGGCGTTCCGCGCCGCGGCGCCGGATGAATTGAAGGTAGCGCTGGAACTGGCGCTGTGGACCGGGCAGCGCCAAACCGACCTGCTCAAGCTTTCCTGGTCGTCGTACAAGGATGGCCGCATCAGCTTCCGGCAGGGTAAGCGTAAGCGACTGGTCAACATGCCGGTCTACTCGGAACTTAAGGCCGTTCTTGACGCCGAGGTGCGTCGGGCGACGACGATCCTTACAATGGCCAACGGCAAACCCTGGCGCACGGACCCTCGCCCGATCCATTTCATGCATGAGTGGCGGCAGGTCACGCTGGCCGCCGGGCTGGACGGCCTACATTTTCACGACCTGCGCGGCACGACCTGCACCAAGCTCGCGGACGCCGGATGCACGCCATCAGAGATTGCGGCGATGCTCGGTTGGACCGTCAAAACCGTCAACGACATGCTCGACCGCTACCAGGCGATGACCGCTCGACAGAGCGATTCGGCGGTGGCAAAACTGGAGGCTCAACGCATATGA